AACCCATCGTCAAAGACATTATCCTTAAAAAGATGAATGGTAAACTTGGCGCAGGTATCTCGAACGAAGACCGCGCGTTTATCGAAAGCACAGTCGGCAATCTGGACGATCCATCTATTCCGGCTAATCAGCGATTGGCGTCATGGAATAGCGCTAAACAGATCCTGATGAAGTATGCTAATACTGGCCAGCCTGCGACGGGCGCGCCGGGTAATCGTCCTTCTCTTAATGAGATCTTCAAATAATGGCCGCGATTCAAGCCAAGATTGAAACCGCCAGAAAAGCCGGGTATTCGGACGATGAGATCCGGCGCTTTCTGTTTTCGCAGCCGGCCGCCGAAGAGGCGCGCAAAGCCGGATATTCAGACGCGGAGATAGCGGCGCATTTTGGCCTGGCCGATGGCGAAGGCATACCGGGCCAACGCGCTGTCACAAGTCTTCCGCAAGAAGCGCTTGGCTATGTTGAATCTATGATCGGCAACGTGCCGGAAAGCTCTCTTAAATTCGCGCAAGGCGTTTACGAAGCCGCGACGAATCCTGTTGAAACGGCTAAGGCGTTAGGCTCAGCGGCGCTTAGTCCTGTTCAGACCGCTAAAGCCATCGGTGGGTACGCGGCCGAACGCTACGGTTCTCCGCAGGCGGCGCTCGAAACGCTGCGCACTGATCCGGTCGGCGTGCTGGCGGACATATCAACCGTCGCCGGCGGTGCAGGCGGTATGCTGAAACGTCCCGGTTTGCGGGCGCTGTCAGAAGTAACGTCGCCAGCTAATGCTTTGGCAGGCGCTATTCAAGCGCCGTTTGCTGCGACTGGCTATGGTTATGAGTTTGCACGCAATGCGATGGCTCCGCGTTACGCGACCTATCTTGAAGCGGTAGAAGGGCGCGGGCCGGAGGTTGTGCAGGCGCTTCGCAGCCCGCAGGCACAGATCGTGCCTGGCGCTGCGCCGACCGCCGCGCAGGCCGCAGTTCCGGTCGGTTCGTCACGTTTCGCGCAGCTTGGGGCGAGCGCCGCCGATGTGTTGCCGACCGAATATATGGAACGCGCCAAACAGCAGGCAGCGGCAAGACTAGCCGAAATGCGCACAGTTGGCGGCACTGAAGCGCAGCTTGAAGCGGCTAAAAACCTTCGCAAGAATATATCCGGCGGTCTTTATCGTAAGGCTGAAAAGCAACTGCCTGTTACGGAAACACCGGAGTTTACGGAATTACTGTCGCGGCCGTCTATGGACAAGGCTATGTCGCGCGCGGCTGAATTGGCCGCCGAACGAGGTCAGACATTTCAGATCGGTAAGACCATAGCTGAACAGCGAGTGCCATCGCCTATCTTGGGGCCGTCTGGCGAAGCGCTAACGACGACGATTCCGGCTACACAGGCTAAATACCCGATTAGCAGCTTGCATAATCTCAAGCTGGCAATGGACGATCTTATTCGTAATCCTGAACGGTTCGGTATTGGTGCGTCTGAAGCGGCGGCAATGGCTAAGACACGCGGCGAGCTTCTTGGGTTTATCAAGCAAAAATCGCCGCTTTACGAAGCTGCACGTTCGTCGTTCGCCAAACGCAGCGGCCCTATCAATCGCATGGAAATCGGCCAGTATCTTGAGTCCAAGTTACTGTCGCCATTAGCCGAAGAAGCTCCGCAACGCGCTGGCGTCTTTGCAACAGCGGTCGAACAGGCTCCGCAGACAATCAAACGGTCGCTGGAAGGCGCTCCTCGCTACGAAAAATTGTCAGACGTTTTGCGTCCTGATGAAGTTCGTAAGGTTGAAGCTATTCGCGCCGATTTGGCGAGAGAAGCCGAAGCTAACCGCATGGCTAGATCGGCCGCGCAAGCCGGGCCGGAGGCTGGTCGCGCTGTGCAGTTGCCGCGCGCCAACCTTATGGATCGCGTTTTTAACGTAGCCAACAAAATCGTTAGCTCGCTTGAACGTAGACTAGACAAGCGTTTGGCTATCCAGATCGCCACGGAAATGCTTGACCCGCAACAAACGGCGCAAGTTATTGAAGATGCTATGGCATACGCGGAAAAGACCAAAAAAACCGGCGAAGCTATCCGCAAACGCGGTGCAGCGGTTTCTAAAGATGTTCGCAAAATCTCGCCTGAAATAACTGGTATTGTTACGATCCAGAATGCTTTGGGCGAACGTGAAAACCGCAATGCTATGGCGAGATGATTATGGTCGAATACCAAGTTCTTTTTGACGTAGCCATTGGCGTGATCGGCGTGCTGGGCGGTTGGACGCTTAATACGGTCTGGGCGGCTGTGAAGGATCTCCAAGAGGCCGACAAAGAGTTGGCGGAAAAAGTCGGCCAGATTGAAGTGCTGGTCGCCGGCCGCTATATAACGCGCGAAGAATTTAACCTGACGCTTAACCAAGTGTTTGAACGTCTCGACAAAATCCGTGACATGCTCAGCACAAAGGCTGACCGATGAAAGAGAACTACGACGCCGCGCTGAAGGCGACGCTTCGATATGAAGGCGGCAAGGTCGATGATCCGCGTGATCCTGGCGGCCGGACTGCTTACGGCGTCACGCAGAATACATACAATGCGTGGCGCGCTAAACACGGATTATCGCAGAAAGATGTGTTTCAGATCGCCGACTCTGAAGTCGCGGCGATCTACCGTCAAGAATACTGGGACAAGATTCGCGGCGATGATCTGCCGGACGGGCTTGACTTTGCCGTGTTTGACTTTGCCGTCAACAGCGGCGTCAGCCGCGCGTCTAAATATCTTCAGTCGCTGGTCGGCGTCACGCAGGATGGTGTGATCGGGCCGAAGACTATCGCCGCCGCTAAAGCCTATCTCGGCGTCAAGCTGACGGACATGCGGCTGGGATTCTTAAAAGGACTGCCGACATGGGGCACATTTGGGCGTGGTTGGTCGAACCGCATAAACGACGTTTATTCTGTTGTGCGGGACTTGTGCTCGCGCTGACAGGCTGCGAAGCGGCGACGGTAGCGGAATGTATCGTCCGTGATAGCACGTCGCGGCCATGTAACTAAAGGAGACAAAAATGTTAGTTAACTGGATGACCACGATCCCCGGCATTCTGACGCTGTTGTCCGTGCTGTTCCACGCTTGGCAGACCAAAGATGTGAACTGGTCGGATCTTCAGAACGCGCTTGTCGCGCTAGGTCTTGTCGCGGCTAAAGACTGGAACGTGACCGGCGGCAGCAAGCCGAATGATTGAAAGGGTCAGGTCGCAGCGCCAAAGACTGTCGACGAAACTGCCGCTGATCTTGATGCTGGCAAGTTTTAGTGGGTGTCAATCGACCAGCAGGTGCCCCCCGCTGGTCGACTATTCGGCCGAACTCCAAACCAAAGCGGCCAAAGAGTTACGCGCTCTCCCCCGCGACAGCGCTGTTGCTAGACTTGTCGTCGACTACGGCCAGCTTCGCCGCACGTGCCGCCTTTAAGTCTTTCTTAGCTCTATACGACACGTCCTGAAGACCCCGCGCTTGCGCGTAATCTTCTGCAAACGTCGCCGCAAACAGCTCATAATTTACCGCGTCGACGTGGCTGTCCATGTGGGTAGGTGACGCAAAAGCGCGAGCGTTCTTAACGCAAGCTAATATGATGGCGATTTCGTAGGGGTGAAACTCGCGTCCCAGACGCAGCGTCGCCAAATCAGCCGCGAGCTGGAAATTGTTTTCTATGCCGCCATATCCCTGACCGCGCTGGTCAATGATCTTTGCAGCTTCATATAGTAGTTCTTGAGGATTCATTTATCATCTCCATGATGGCCGCCCTTTCTCTTAACATGCGCAGCACAGTGTAACGCTGATGCAGACGCACAAGGATAGTCGAGCGCCGGGCGTGACGCTGTTCCTCCTCCAGCAAGTCTAAGACTTCCTGTTCCGTTAGATCGGCCAGCCGATCATTAAGCTCTTTCCATGTTAGACAGCTCGGCAAGGGCCAACTCCGCTAAAGACTTTTTGTCGTGTAACGCATCGTATATGCGTTCGTCAATAGTTTTATTACACATGATGACGTAGCACCACACATCGCGCGTCTGCCCGCTGCGGTGCAAGCGGCCGACCGTTTGCTCGAACAGCTCCAGCGACCACGGCAGCGATAGAAAAATGATCTTGTTGCCGCCAAACTGTAAGTTCAGCCCATGCCCAGCGCTTTTGGGATGAATCGCCAGCAGTTCGATTTCGCCGGCGTTCCAGCGCTCGATAGCGTCGGGCGCGTCGATTGTAGTAACATTAAATGATCGTTGCAGCTCGGCTAGTTCTTCTTTGTAATTGTAGACGATGATGG